GTAGCCATTACTCTTTGCTCCTTGCCCACGGGTCTTGCCCGCCTAGTTCCTTTACCAACCGGCGCAACGCGCCTTTTATCTTACGCTCAGCAGACGAGCGTGATACTTCTAGCGTTTCAGCGACCTTCTCATAGGTCATCTGCTCAACATACTTCATGTGCAAAATCAGCTGATCGTCCGGTTCTAAGCGCTTTACACCCTTGCGCACATCAATGACCGAGATGATGTAGTTACCGCCCTCAGAAGGCGCTCCACCCCCGCTAACGCGCTCTCCAGCAGGGTTGCTGGTAGGGATAACAGACTGCCAGACAAATGGCAGGATAGTTTCAAGCATCTCTGGTGAGTAGTACGCCTCATCCCGAGTTTCGTAACCTACCGCTTGCGCTTTAGCCCTGCGACAATACTTGTCAGCATGGCGTTGCAGAGTTTTGGCAAGCAGGTTAACACCAGACTTGTAATCTTCAGTACCTGGATCATGGTCAAGCCACTCTTTACATTTACCTTCACGCCGTAAGACCCAGACGATAAGTTCTTGTTTAACATCCGCAATGTCAAAATACGTGTGGTAACGCTTGTGGACTTGGCGGGCGACCGTGCCGGCAATCTCTTGCGCATCTTCAAGCCAACTCAATTCAAGTCTCCTGGATCATGCAGTGCGCTTTGCGGTACTGCGTAGCAAGGCACAGGCATTTTCTCGTCCCAGAAATGATCCTGCTTACCTTCCCAGCCCCATAGCCAACCCACGATGGTTGCTTCATAATGACCATCAATTGTTACAAAAAAATACTTGCGATCTTCTGGATCTTTTTTCTGGAAAAGCAGCTTGCCGTATGAGTAGGCAGTTGATCGAACTTCATGTCCGCCAACATCGCCTTCTTTGCGATCAGCAAAGAGTGTGAATGGGTAGCGATCCATCCAACGAGCTACTGCAATCTCAGCCAGTACGCCGTTAATCTCACGGGCGATAGCCTCTGGCCATGACTTGCTAATGTTTGACCAAGAACTGCCGTTGTCGCGGTTAAAGTTGTAACGCTCAACTGCTTCGATGGTTGAGTAGGTTACATCGCCAATGCTTAGGGGAACGATAATTGCCATTATTCTTGCTCTCTTTCATCTTCTGAAAAGAAACATGCGCATCCGCCAATGTCATAATCATCAATGAGCATCGGAGCATCACAAGCCCTGCGTCTTAATTCAGCCAAAGGCAACGCTCTCTTCTCACCCTTTACCATTTCGGTAAGAATTGAAACATCTTTGCCTAGATATTCACGCAGCTCTTCTTCTTTTTTCTCCCATACATCAAAACGCTCTGGCATGATCTGTAACAATTTCTTGAATTGACCTTGCCCAGCTTTAACGCAACCCCCGCCACAATTATTATGAGCAAATCCCAAATCATACAAGCGAGGCGTAACTAAGCCCTCGGCCCTTGCTGCTTCAATCATCTGGTCCTTATCCATATAAGGCGGTTCTGTTAATGGCGCTTCTGCCTTGTAAGGCAAGTAGTTCTTAACGATTGCTGGCAAGCGATGAGTTTCCATCCAATCAATTCCAACATAAACAATAGTATCTTCTGGATCGCAATTGTCTTCTAGCCACTGACGAGCGGGCTTTTGCTTGAGCAAAAAAGAACAGTGCGCCAAGCGACTATTTCCTAAAAACTTTTTTTCCTTAAAAACTTCCCAAATATCTTTACCAGCATTAAGATAAACCAAAGTTCCGCCAACATTAGCGGCAGCATCTTTCACAAAACGATATGTGTCTTCATCTTCACCTACATGCGGTGAAGGGTTATTGCCTTTAACATCGCTAAAAACAAGATAAAGGTCTTCAGTTCCATATTTATGTGCAACGCACTTAGCGGCGTACCAAGATCCTATGCCGCCAGAAAACATGACTATGCGCTTCATTTTTGCCTCATTAAGTATGCGATCAAGCGCATGATGATATGTTTGCTCTCGAAGTAGCCCAGTTTGGTATTACAGTTATTGCATAGCAACCCACGCACATGACCGGTAACATGGTTATGATCGACCGATAGCGGGTGGATCTTGCCGTTACGCCCATGGCTTTCGGGTTGCTCGCAGATGGCGCATAGGCCATTCTGTTGCTCAAAGATTGCTTCATACTCTTCAATGGTAATTCCATAGCGATGCATGAAATTATGTTTGCGCTTTAACTCATACGATGCAGTCACGATGCGCTCTTATCTTTATCAAGTATGCGAATTGCCCAGTCAAGTCCGTGATTAAAGCCATCCATCCATTCGTAATCTTTGTGATCCAATGGAACTGATGTTTTAGCATCTTCAATCTTCTGCCTTGCCTTGGCAATATCCTGACTCATTTCGGCCAAAGCCCGCGTTCTACCATCATCATTCTTTGTATTCCATATTTTTCATTCTTTCCAAAGTATCTTGAAAAAAAACTTTTTGTTGCTCATTCATATTTTCAGGATATTTTAATTCAACCAATTGACCTATAACATCTTCAAGAATTTTAAGTCGAACTTCATATTTGGTATATCTACCCATTGTCTTGTTAGCATAAAATGCGTCGCTTAACCCAAATAATTCACGCCGTAAATCAAAAATTTCAGATTGATTTTTTTCTATTTGTTTTTTAAGTTGGGATTTTTTAATCATGATTTAGGCCATAACCCTCTCTCGACCATCAAGGCGATAACTGCATAATTAGCCATATCCTTAAAAGAATCTTCAATAGACTCATGCTGCGGAGTTGAGCCATTGCGTAGCAAGTTTTTAAGACGCTCAAACTTGTCACCAATACGCACCATCAAGCCATTGATTGGCCCGCCGTAGGCGTTGTTGACATTACCTGGGCCGTAATCCTCTTGCTTGCTAATGAGCAGATTGCCAAGGTCGTCCATAATTGCCCAAACATCTGCGGCAAAATCACGTTCTTTAGTCATTGTGCTCCTTTGCTGGATTGAAGTAATGGTAATTTTTGTCCGATTCGTCCAATTGGTATAAGAATAACATATTGTTTCCCTCTGCGTCGTGCATCACATATTGCACTTCATCTAAGATCCAGTACGCCATAGATACACGCCCGCCATCTAGCGGTCCGCCTATGAAATGCGGATCATAATACTCGGTCATGGCTCCTGGCTAAAGACGATGGCTGGCTCGGCTGTGTTAACATCATATGAAGCTGAGATTTTGATTGCCTGCTTGATGATGCTAGTTGCATCACTTGCAGACTTAGGGAAATTGTAAGCACTGAGTGCGCCGTAGGCATAAGCCTGTCCTGAACCAGCTGCATAAATGCCTCGTCTATCTCTTGCCCAAGTCCAGTCCTGATCCAAGGCGTAGATAATTCCTGAGATTGCAATGAGAACCTCGCTTCCCAAATCGTTATCAACTGTGTAGTTCATTTCTTTGTAATGCTCTTGGAGCAGCGGGATAAACTCAGCAGTCATCCAACGATCCATGCCTTCTTGGTTCACATTGTCTGGTGGCTTGGGATAGTCAAAGGCGTGTTGCAGGATTTGACCCACGCGAAAGTCACCGGCAATGGCAACGATGTATTCATTTTTTCTAAAAATTTTTCCAGCATTTTTGGGCAAGTCGGTTATCTTTCCGCCGTCCACAACACGACTGTCACCACCGATGACAGCCCATGTTGGTCCTTGTATGCCCACAATGGTGGTCATTTATGCTGCGATCCGTTCATCAAACCAATCCTTGCCATAGTGCAAGTATAGATCATTCACATCCTCATTGCCTGGCAGACCCACCACGATGGCAGCTGGCAGATCTTCCTTGATCCGCTTGGCCAGCTCTTGCCCTGGGTTACGACCATCTTCCTTCACGTCGTTATCAGCAAAGATTAAGATTTTCGTATATGGCTCAAAGAGTTTAGGAAAGTGCGCTTTCCATTGGCTAACACCAGCCACGCCCACGCTAGGAATACCAACACACCCAGAAAGAATGATTGTGTCAATCTCTCCCTCGCAGATAGCGATTGTGTCTGATGATTTATGCAAGTCTTGCACATTGAATAGTCCAATCTTCTGACCCGTTGGCCATAGGTACTTCGGTGTACCGCCATCAATCCGGCGAAACTTTATTCCAACCACTCCAGAAGGAGTGCGATAAGGAATACTAAGCATGCCCACAGCATGCTCATGACCAACACTAGGCTCTACCACGCTTCCAAGCTGGTAGGTACTTGCCACCTGCGGGCTTATTCCGCGCTCCTGTAGGTAGGACAGAGCCTGCGGCTCTATGTGGTCCGCGTACCTTTGCGCTGCTTCCGTTAGCAAGGCTTTCTGCTCTGCGTTTAACATCGGTAAACTCCTTTAAGTTTTCTTTACGGGCGACCAGATCATACACATCGCCAAGTAATTGGCAAACAAGACAGTTGTACTGTTGCTTGTCTAAGTTATATGCGGCACTAGCATGGCTATCGTCATGCACTACACACTTGCATGGCACCCAGCCATACCGCGCCGATACATTCAATCCATACGCTTCGAGTATTGCTCCAAGATCAGGCTTGGTCATCATGGATCTTTGCCCATTGGTCTAGTGTTTGGATGACCCACGCATCTTCAATGCCGGCGCTTCTGCGCTTGACAATCACATACGATGGGGGAACTTCAGCAAGGTTGCGAGCTTTGGCATAGTTCTGTGCTTCGACTACCGCTTCACGCCAGAACTGTGGCAGATCCAACTTGGCTCTTGCCTTTAACTCAAAGACATAAGGCTTGCCCGCAACGATAAGGACTAAATCACCCTCGTCATTAGCCCCCGCGAGGGCAAGCCTTTCTGTCATTGCCTTGGGTAGTCTTCCCCTTAACCACCCAAGAACATCTGTCTCAAACTTAGAACCTTTGCGCTTGCCATAGGTACTCATAGGCCGAGCATACCAAACAAGTCCTGGGCGTTATGCTT